CCGCGGCTACAATGGGTTGGCGACGATCTCCAGCGGCTGAATTTCGAGCTGATGTGGCACTCGTCACTCACGAATCCCGCGGTGCAGCTGGCGCTGTTGCGCGCGACGGCGGCGCAGCATCTCGCGCTGCCGCTTATCTTCGGCGTCGGAACGTACCTCGGACTGTTTGTGATCGAATCGATTAAGGTGAAGTCGATGCAGATGTCGGATCTCGGCGGATTACTGGCGATCAGAGTCGCACTCGCGCTCAAAGAATGGATACCTGACCAGGCGCTTGGCGCGAGCGCGCCCGTTCCGACAGTTACTCCGCTAGGAATCACGACGGCGTCGACCGCGACCGCCGGAAGTGATTCAAGCGGATCCACGCCAGGCGTGTCGGCGTTGCTCAGTATCCCGGCCGCGACCGGCACCAGCGGGCCCAATCTTGAAGCGGACGACGTGCCCGCCGCAGTTATCGTGAGGAGCGCCGCGCGATGACGCCGTCCGGACAGTTCATACTTCACATTACGAGGGCCGGTGAACGGTGGGATTTGTTAGCCTGGCAATACTATGGCGATCCGACTGACTATTCTCCGATCATAATGGCTAATCCGAATGTACTGATTGAACCGGTGTTCGATGCCGGAATATCGATCGCTGTGCCTATCCTGCAGAAGAGCGCGGTGGTCACGGCCGACTTGCCGCCCTGGAAATTGTCTCAGACGGCGAGTGCGTAATGGCTGCGACGGCATCGTATTCAGTTCGTTCGCCGCAATGGATACTCAGTTATTTGGGCGTGAATATTACCGCCGATGTATCGGAAATGGTTCTCGCGATCAGATATGTCGATCAACTCGATGGCGCTTCAGGCGAGCTTGAAGTGGATCTCGAAGATTCCACGAAGCTGTGGCAAGGCGCCTGGTATCCGGCGCTCGGCGACATAGTCAGTCTGCAAATTGGCTATAGCGGCGAGGCCCTGCTGGATTGCGGCGAATTTCAGATCGACGAACTGGAATTGGATGGTCCGCCCGACGTGATGAGACTGCGCTGCCTCGCCGCATACATCACACCGGCGATGCGCACCGCGAATACAGTGGCCTACGAGAACATAGGCATCGTGGAAATAGCGGGGTTAATCGCGGCGAAGTACGGGCTGGTAATGGTGACGGCTTCATCCGAGTCCGAGAGCGATGTCGTGTTTGCCCGCGTCACTCAACGGCGACAGACGGATTTGGAATTTCTGAAACGCCTTGCGCGAGAACACAACTTCGATTTCACGGTGCGCGGAGGACAGTTGGTCTTTTACGCGCGGCCGGTGCTCGAGTCCGTACCCGCGGTGGTAACGATCACGAGATCGGATGTCTTTCTATTCGCATTTCGGAACCGGGCGCGCCGAATCTACGATGGTGCGGAATTTTCGTACTTCGATCCTGACACGAAACAATTGATTACTCAGTCGGTGTCTGCGCCTTCTCCGACGGGAGACACACTGAAGATAGTCGCGCGCTGTGAGAACGCGCAGCAAGCGCTGGTGAAGGCCGAAGCCGCACTTCATCTGCATAACATGGTGTTCGTGGACGCATTGCTGTTGGGACCGGGGAGCACGGTGCTGGTGGCGGGAAACAATGTACAGCTCAGCGGATGGGGTGCGCTGGACGGAACATACCTGATCGAGATGGCGCAGCATCATTTGGCGCGAGCGACAGGATACTCAACGTCAATTGAAGCACGGCGGATAAACGCATGAACGACATAATCGAATACCGCGAGCGATTTGCCGCTCTGAATCCCACTTTTCGGGTCGGGATCGTGCAGCAGCAGGACACAGCGCGCGCAAAGGTGCGCGTGGTGTTTCCGGATTACGACGAAGTGATCAGCTGGTGGCTGCCGATTGTGTTTCCCAAGACGCAGAACGACAAGGCGTACTGGATTCCGGACGTCGGGGAACAGGTCGTATGCCTGATGGATCTGCGCGATGAGGCCGGCGCGGTGCTGGGCGCGATTTATTCAGACGCAGACCTGGCGCCGGTGAATAGCGCCAACAAGTTTCATCTCGCGTTCCAGGATGGCACCAGCATCGATTACGATCGCGCCGCGCACCTCCTCGATCTTCTTTTCCAGGACACCACGCAAATCACCTACAACGCCCAGACGCATCTGCTCGATCTGAAATTTCAGGACCAGGGCGAGATCAAATACGACGGCACCGAGCACATTCTGAGCGTGAGCCTCCCTCAAGGTGCGGCGTTCAATGTTACGGCCAACGGCGCGCAGATTCAGATCGACTCAAGCGGCAACGTCATCATCAGGGCGGCGGGACAGGTGCAGCTCGGAACCGGCCAGTTGGCCGGCGTCGCGCGGCTCGGCGATACGGTTCAAGTGGGCGAGGCGACGGGAACGATCGTGACGGCAAGCACCGATGTGTTGGCGGGATGACGATGCCGGCGGGCGCAATCACACTGGCGGATATCACGTCGGCTGACTGGTCGCTGGCGCTAGGAGCCATCGGCCAAGTGGTGCAAGGAATCGCCGACGTCGAGCAATGCCTGGGGATTATCGTAACGACGCCACGAGGAAGCGATCCGCTGCGGCCGACTTTTGGCGCCGATATCTGGCGCTATATCGATTTTCCGATCAGTTTGGCGTTGCCTGCGATCGTCAGCGAGCTGACATTGGCGATCACGACCTGGGAGCCGCGGGTAAATCTTGTTTCGGTGACGGCGCAACCCGTGCTTGACGGAAGTGCGCAGTCAGGCGCGCATCTCGATGTGACGCTAAACTGGCAGCTAAAGCTGGGCGCCACGGCGGCTCCAGTTCAGACCACGACCGTGACAGTCCCGGGAGCGACGGTCTAATCCGGGCCGCGCCGACGGCGATGAAAGGATGAGTTGATGAGTGCAGGAGTTCCATCGCTGCCGCCACCGGTGTTCGTCGACGATCCGGACGGGCTCGATCCAAACCTGATCCTTGCGGACATGATTGCCGAGTTCGAGGCAGCCGCGAACCGAACGCTCTACCCGGCGCAGGTCGAGCGCCTGTTGATCAATCTGTATGCGTACCGCGAATCGCTGGTGCGCAACGCGATCCAGTATGCGGCCCAGCAGAATCTGCTCGCCTTCGCGTCGTTCCCGATGCTCGATTATCTCGGTCAACTGCTGAGCGTCACGCGACTGGCGTCGCAGCCGGCGGTGACGACGCTCCAATTCACGCTGGCCAACGCGCTGACGGTGCCGTTCACGATTGCCGCAGGAACGCCGGTCGGCACCTACGACGGACAGTTTGCCTTCGCGACCAACGCGACGATCAGCATTGCGGCCGGCGCCACTATCGCCAGTGTTGCCGCCACGGCGACAACTCCAGGAGTGGCTGCGAATGGGTACCTGGCGGGGCAGGTCAACGTCCAGCTCAATCCGAATACCTTGATCGCGAGCGTGACCAATACGAGCACGACCACAGGTGGATCTGCCCCGGAAACGGATGATCATCTGCGCACGCGCATTCAGGCTGCGCCCAATCAGTTCAGCGTCGCGGGTCCGATCGGAGCATACCGATTTTTTGCGATTGGCGCCGATCCGTCGATCATCGACGCGCAAATTATCAGTCCAGCGCCCGGATCGGTGAACGCATACGTGCTGACCGGACCGATTACAGTGCAGCCGGCGGCGGCGCCAAACAGTGCTGGAGTCGCGAATTCCGCGCTGCTTGCGAAAGTGGCCGCGGTGCTGAACGCCGACACTGTGCGCCCGCTTACCGACACCGTCAACGCGCTCGCGGTGACGGAGGTGGACTACCAGATCACCGCGACCGTGACGCTTTACTCAGATGCGGATCCTACCGCGACCATCGCCGCGGCGACCACCGCCGTGCAGGAGCTCGCGCTCGAGCTCGCCGCCGAGATTCAGCGCGACATCGTGCCGAGCCAGATAATTGCGGCGCTGTCGGTCGCCGGTGTCTATGGCGTGACGCTCACGGCGCCGGTGCTGACCACGCTTACGGCCGGGCAGTGGGCGAACTGTACGATGATCTCGCTGACGACGGCGTTCAGCACGGAGCACAGCTGATGCCCGAGCTTTCGGCCGCGCCCTCGATCAACGATACGCGCACGCAGGCGTTGCTGGTGCTGATCGCGCGGCTCGCGGCGCTCGATCTTACGACGCTGCTGGTTTATCGAATCGACTCGGTGGTGGAAAGCGCGTTGCCGTTTCTGGCGTGGCAATTCGACATCTTGTCTCCGCTGTGGCAATTAATCGCGCCGGTGTCGCTCGGGGTCGATGCGCTTACGAGCATCGATTTGCTTACCGACGTGGACAATCTGATCGAATCCGGCGCCCTGGTTTCGGAGCAGCCGCTGACGGAGGCGGCAGAGCGCGAACTGCTCATGAGCGCCATCCCGTTGCATCGGTTTTGCGGTACGCCGTGGGCGATCAAGCAGGCGCTCGCGTCGTTGGGCTGGACGCAGGTCACGCTGCTCGAAGGGCAGTCGAGCTGGGGTGGCGATGCGTATCCGTCGAGCCAGGGATGGGCGGTGTTCCGTGTCATGATCAATCTCGTGGCCGGGCAGGGTGTCCCAGGCGGCGCCGCATCCACGGCAGCAGCAGCGGTTAATTTCTTCAAACCCGCGCGCGCGTGGATGGACTCGATATGGTTTGTGGCGCCGGCGATTTCTGACGCGGGACCGACGCCGTCCGACAATTTGACGCTCGGCGGAATTGCCCAGTACCAGCTCGACGCGGCGCCCGCGCCCAATGACGACGCGCTGGCTTTTGCGATCCGGACGGCGCCGCTCACCGATGCGTACGGTCCGATTGTCCCCACTTACAATGCTCACTATCTGCACAGCGGGATTACTTACGGCGCCAACGAACCCGCGGTTGCGGATTCGGCGCTGATCGTCAACGGCGCAGCCGTTTTGCAAGGAGGTTGAAATGAGAAGGCCGATTGGAATCGTGCGAATCCGGCTTGTCCGGCAAGGGCGTATCGTGTGGAAATACGAGGGCCGCAATCTATTCGTGAACGCCGGGCTGCCTGCCCTTGCGGCGCTGCTCGGAGGCGATACCACCGGCGAATTCGCGGCTGCGGTGGGATTCGGCTCGGGATCTAACGCACCGACGGTGAGCGACAGCGCGCTGACCGGCCCCGCATATTACAAAGCGCTCGACAGTCACAGCGAGGACGGCAACGGCAGCGTGACCTTCAACTGGTCGCTGACCACGGCCGACACCGGCGCCGACGGGATCGCCATTCAGGAGCTGGCGATATTCGCCAATCACGCCAGCGCGGGACTACCCGGAACGACCGCGCCGACTCCGATGCTCGCGCGCAAGACAATAGCACCGATAGTCTTCGGCGCGGGAATGAGTATTAGCGGTACGTGGACGCTTACCTTCTGAGGTAGTCAATGGCTACACTAATCGACGCAGCCGAGTTCACCTCCAATGAGGTGTATCAAATACAAGCAACCGATCCGGTCGAAGGCGCTGCCAGCGGCGCGAGTTTCAGCGGGACGGGTATCTCCAATCAGCCACATCAGCAACTGGCTAATCGCACCGCGTTTCTGAAACAACGCCAGGACGTAAATATCTCGAATATCGGCGTGTTGCAGGCGTTCCAGGCGCTGTTCACCGGGCTGATGGCGCCCAATGGCTATCTCAAGATTCCGGTTGCCGATGTGAATAAGGGATTGATCCAGTACCTCATTCAGTGGGGCATGGTGAGTTGGGGTTCGCCCGGAGAGCCGCACGGATTGTATGGCCCCTACAGCTTTCCAATCGCCTTTCCGAATGCCTGCGAAGTCTTCCTGCCGATCACGATCAATCCCAACGCGAGCGCGGGTAACAATGGCGAAGACGTGATCATGGTGCCGGCGACCTATTTGCCGACAGCGTCGCAATTCTGGGTCTATAACAACTGCCTGGGTGCGGGCAACGATCATAACTACGGTTTCTACTGGCTCGCGATCGGGTTCTAG